ACTTTAATTTTAATGGTTATCAGTATTGCTAGTATGAAAGATTAATAACATTCACTAAAGGAGATTCACCATGGATTGGTTCATTCAAATGTTGTTAGTGATAGGTTTAATATTCATATCTTCATTTTCATTGAAAGTTAATCAAGATGCTATTGGCGCAATGAATGCTATGAATAAACAAGTTCAAATGATGTTTGTTAAAAGTTAATGGGAGATTTTATGAAGAGTGAGATAGCAAAGTTAATAGGAATAGTGGCTGTAATGGTGTTTTTATTCATTCCAATATTTTTAACTTCAAAATATGGAATGTTAGTTGGATGGTTATCAATGGTTTCAATGTTATTTGTATTTCACTTTTTACTAGACGATAAATAAGGAGATTATCATGAAATACCCAACTGTTTACGTAGATGCATTATTTAAAAGGATAGAATCATTAAGTTACTTTCATCATCCTTATGAAAAATCAATAAATAATATGATAGAGATTCTTGAAGAAATACAAAGAGTAGTACGTGAAGAAAGAGAAAATGAAAACGAAGATTTTGGAATAGCAGGAAAATAAAATACTAAGGAGATAATCATGGATTACAACGACATAAACGACATAGATTCATACATAGAAAGACTCATAGAAGCTCAAGAACAAGAAATTAATGAACTTTACGACAATTATTATCAAGGAAATTAATTATGAGAGAAAAAGAAATATTATGCGAAACCTGCTCATTACCCCTCTTCGAATACGAAGAGGTTATTTGTGAAATATGCGAGGAAAACTTAAATGAAACTTGAAACTGCAATACTTTTCTTTTTATTAGGTAGTATTTTTTGGCTTACTCTAGATCAAGTTAAAGTCGAAAAAAGATTAAGTCACCTCGAATCCGTAACCTTTGGGAGCTCACGATGTCCAAAATGATTCACATATAAACCAATTCAATAATGATCTATATATAAACCATAAGGAATTATGATGCATAAAACAAATAATGAATACACGTTACTTCCGTGTCCTTTTTGTGGTCCATATGCCGATGCAAAACCTATGCTTCTTTCTAACAAGAAAAAGCATTTTGATAAAATCCATCATACTGTCCAATGCACAAATTGCGGATGTGAACCAGATTATTGTGTTGAAACAGAGTGGGATGCAGTAACAACATGGAACAAAAGAGATTCTTTGGATAAAAATCAAGATTTCATGAATGGATACAATCATGCAAAAGAAGATATAAAAACAATGATAGGAATGTTAGTTATTAAGGAACCCCCATGTCTGAAATAAAAATGATTTTTGTTAATAATCAACAAAAAGATTATGACCCGAATAAAGCAGATGGAACCCAAGAAAAACCCTTTATAGGAATAGATGAAGCTTTTTCAAAAGCTTCGGAATTAAATAAGGAAACCCCATGTCTGAAATAGAATTTAAACAAGAAGAAATGGCAAATCAACTATCAAGATTTAAAGTTATAGGAGGATGGTTAATAGTAAATATGTGTACAGGTCATTTGCAATTTATTTCAGATGTTAATCACGTATGGAAAATTAAGGAAACCCCATGCGCCCAATAAAATTTAAATGTTGGCATCCAGGAAAAGGATGGATAAGTGAAGAACAAGTTATGGAATTTAATATAGGAATGCTTACGCATGCCACAGGTGTAACGTTCTATCAGTTTACCGGCCTTCACGACCGAAACAAAAAGGAAATATTTGAATGTGATATTATTAAAAATAATACTTTTGTGGGAGTAATTAAATTTGAATCTTACGACGATGATGAAAGTTGGACAAAAAAACATTTAGGTTGGATTATTGAATATCCTTTATGTTTTTACGGATCTATAAGATCATTAGTTAACGATCATTCCAGAATAGAAGTTATAGGTAACATACACGAAAACGAAGATTTATTATTATGCAAACATGAAATTTCTTCTATAGTCTTTGACACATTACCTGAAACTAAATTCTGCATAAAATGCAATAAAACTTTTTACGACGAAAACCCCGAACTTTTGGAGACTAAATAATGTCGAATAAATGCAAAAAATGTGACATACAATGCATATGTCCTATATGCGATAACAATAAAATTAATATGCCATTAGTTATTAAATATATTGATAAAGAAATGCCTATAATCATTCATACATGTGCAATTTGTCATGTTGAATTATTTAGATCAATGACATTTGAAAATATAACTCTTAATAAAAGTTTTTGTTTAATGTGTTCTATATTATTGGAGACTAAATAATGCGATTCGAAGAAGCTCTCATTGAATTACGAAAAGGTAAAAAAATAGTATGCGTATCAAGAGAAGGAATGAGATTACATATATCAGATTACGATGAATTATCAGTCATTACAAAACCTAACTTCACTTCATTTGAATGCATGGAATTAATAGTAAAAGGCGAGTGGTTTATTGAAGAAGAACCCGGAAAAACATTCCCAGAAGTCTTTGAAGCGTTTAAGGAGGGTAAAAAGATAAAACGTAAAGTATGGGAAGAAATATATTTTCATATAGATAAAGATATATTTTTTGAATGTATAACACCACGAGACTTAATTGAAGATGACTGGGAGATAATAGAATAATGAATAACTTAATAGCTACAGACGAAGAACTAAAAATATTATTTGATACTAAAGAAAAATCTGATGCATTTATAGCTATCATTAATCGCATACTTTATCAAATAACATCACGAACTGTACATGCACCATTTGTTAAACTTCATGAGGTAATCGAATAATGGACTGGCCCACAGCAGTAGCAACATCAGCAAAAATGCTCGTCCACCTAATAGAAAACAAACTCATCGAGGTTTAATATGTTTATCATTATGTTCTTAATATGCTTATTTTGCGGAGCCCCAGTCTGGGTGACAGCCATCATTGGATTCTTTTCGATAATGTCAATTTTAGTGTTGATTGACCCAAATTAATTCTTGATTTTAGGGAGGAGGCTTGGCACTTCCTCCCCACTTCCAAAGTAGAATTTATATATCTGTCTTACATCCCAAACAAGACTTACAAGTAGGACAATTAATATTTGATTAACAACATAGTCTTCTACATAATTAATTAACATAATATCTGCGAAAATAGCAACCATAGCAAATAAAGCCAAGACAGGACGAACAAAACGTAATGCTCCAGTATCTTTAGATGCATAGTCTCTAGCATCCTGTAGGTCTTTTAATTGAAGCTCTAAGTCTTTTAACTTATCAACAGAAGATGGTTCAGAAAGTTTACTTAAAAATTCTTCAGGTTTGCTCATATCAACTCCTAGCGTACTAGAAATCAAAGAACCTACTAAAGCACCAGCAGGTCCGCCTAAAGCGCTACCTAATAACGGTGAAACTTTTGAAATAATCGGAATAAGTGAAGCATAAATAGACATTTAGAATTCTCCAGACTGCATGATCTTAATCAATCGTGAGGCTCGGGCCGTAAATTCCCTATACCAGACAGAATCCTTCATTGAGGTGGAGGCACCTTCGTAGTCTTTTGACCCGAGTGCTTTTAGCATATCATGAAAACCAAATAATCCGCCAATGCCCATCTGATATGCCATGTTAATCAATACATACTTACGAGCATCATTTAGACTGTCCCAGAATACAATGTTTTCTTCTAGCTTGTATTCAATACCTAACAACAAGATATCTAACCATTCTAGTGCGATACCTATTGGAATTGGCTGAGTATTTAGATTAAATCCGAAACCTATGGTTAAAAAACCTTTCGTGTCAGTATAAACCTTTTGACTAAAGCCTTCATCATTCGCAATAAGACTGCTGACTTTTTTCTTTATCTCACCTGATAAGTACATCAATCACCTTTTATTATATTGAGTTACTATTATTATATAACAAAATGCCATAAGAAGGCAATCGGCCAGAATTGCACTGGCTAGGTGAGCGTTTCAAGGTCGATATCTGTCGCCTATCTCACCAAGTTATTCATAGACAGTTTCACACTTCACTTACGTTTCTCTGTCAACGCCGCGATTGCCATAAACTGATTGGAAATAGGAACGAGTTGCACGTTCTGTCTCGGCATCTTTTATATATTACATGTCGTGCGCTTCACTGTCAGCGCGGCTATTTCCATAAACTTTTAGAGAGATGGACTCGAACCACCATTATTTGCGTCAAAGGCAAATGTCCTACAATTAGACGATCTCTAAATAAAACTACGGGGGCAGGGCTTACACCTGCATCGTTGGGGTCAAAACCCAATGCTCTGGCGTATTATCCTAGGTTAGCCCGCTCTTAAGCTACCCCATACCTAACTGGCGGACCCAGAACCGGCGTGAAGGACTATACCATAATCCTCGCAAGCGATCGTCTTGCACGTTGTCTGTGTCCATTAATATAATATATCACAAAATGCCATCTTCATCAAATGTTGGATGACATCTTGGGCATGAATATTTAGTATTATCTAATATAAATTTATCAATTAATTGAATCAAAAGATTATAATCATTATTCATTCTTTCATTAATTAATGATAAGTCTATTTCATTATCCGCCTCTATACAATTCATTAAAAATTTTCCTCATTTAATATTTTATTCCATTCATTTTGTACATTAACAAGATGTATTTTTTGACATTTATTACAAGATGCATTAACTATAGTTATTTCCTTGTGTTTCACAGGATGAAAAAGTTTTAAATATCCTAAATTATTGTGAAAACAAAAATATTGTCTTATTTTTCTTAACATCAAATGTTTTCCTTAAAATACTTATCAACCATACCAAACAAAGCATCAGGTTCTATTTCTACTCCTTCTCCCTTTATGTTAAATATCCACCATCTATTTTCTTGTTTAATTATTTTATAATCTTCAAGAGACGCTAAATCTTTAATAATAAATTCACATTCAACCATGATTACCTCAATCTAATAAGTTTATTTCATTACCATCTTTCATAATCGCTCTAGCCGTAAGTCCTCTTCTTTTATAAAGTTCTTTAATTTCTGGATCTTCAATATAATCTCCTTTAAGTATTTCCCAATCATTAGCTTTCTTATCTTCTTCTGATGGATCTATAAATCCATTATGTAAATCATGAACTCTAAATTTATCAAATAACATACAATATCCTGCACATATAAAATCTGAATCAGAATCTAACCAGTTTCTTCTTCTAGCGCATTTATCTTGTGAACGACAAATTTTAACAGCATCTTCATAACTTAAATTTTTCATACTATTTCCTCAATTAATTGATTTCAAACTATCAAACTTAGGTGGATTACAAGCACATTCTTCGCATACACAAAATGCAGGAACCTGTTCATCCATATTAATAAAAGTAGCTCTTATTTCTTCTTGGTGTTTATCTCCCATACATTCAACGCATATCATTCATCATCTCCTTTATTTGCATAATAAATAGATTTTCCCCTAGCTGTTTTTCTCATCGATCTCATATGTCTCATTATTAACAAACCAAGATCATCATTTTCTATTTGGCATATCTCTATACATCTTTCAATACTCGAATCATCGATATTGTTATCATCCAGAACAACATGACAATTTCCACCAGCTAAATTTCCAGGAAGTGAATAATACTGTTTTATTAATTTTGATAATTCTACTGAATCCATCTAAAAATCCCCCTTCTCAATAATTTTCAATTCTAAATTTTACATTACAATCGGTGCACTGATGTTTTGTTCCTATTTTTATATATCTTCCATTTTCGTCAGCAATTGGTTGATTATATATTTCATGTGTTTTCCAAATAGTTTCTTGAGGGTAAGGAAAGTTAGTTTTAGTTTGTTTACCACAATATCCACAATTAACTTCAGCATAGTAATCATTAAAAAAAATTATATTTTTCCCATCTAACTCCACAACATATCTTTTATTTTTAATATCAAACTTAAAAGAAGTCACTTTAGAACCAACTAATTCAAATCCATCTCTATCCGTACTACATTGAAATAAATTATCCAATTAAAAATCTCCTCTCTTAACAATTTCAATCTCAACTGGATATAAATCTTCCACCATCTTCTTCTTAATTTTAAAAGTGTCTGTTTCGACTCCTTTCACATCAACCACCCTAACGCTACCGTCAGACATGAATAATAAGTAATCAGTTATGTATTTTGTTCCCCCTGGAAGATGGAAAGGTACCTGCTTCAAAAAGAACAAAACTTCTCCAGACTTAACTAACAATTCAAGGTGCTTAAAATATTTCCATTCCAAGGTGCTCGCAAACCTATTGCCATCATCCATAACCGGTTTAGCTTTGAACTTGTGTCCTAATCTTCTCATTTTTTATCCCTCACTTCGGTCAACCTAGGAAATCCAAAACCATCATCAATATCATTATCTATATTATCTAAAATTGGAGCATATCTTTTATTGAAATGATCTATTTGTGATTGACTTAATTCTTTACCATCTTTCTCATACATTTTTTTCAAAAACATTAAAGACATTTCAGCATTGGTTACAAACCTACTCATACAATCCCCTTTAAACGAATTTTAATGTATCGCCATTAAATTATTATTACCTCTTAACCTACTTACCTATCCCAAGGCGTCAATCACGTCCTGGTCGCTATATTTAATTAACTCACGAATCAACTTTAAGTCATCCAAACCAGGATGGAAGATTCGTGCTTTCTTTTTTAACTCCGTAAACAGACTTGCTACGCCCATCCATGTCTTATCTGGATAAATATTTTTCAATCTCTTGCAAATCTCTGCGCCTTCATCAATAATCGTTCGAACATGAGCGTTAGTTACATGCGCATTCTTAGGTTTTTCAAACTTAAGCACTTCTTCTGCCCACGGAGTTTTTGAACTTCCCTTATAGGACATGCATAGTTGTTTAAATTCTGCAACATCAGGACACCATGCGAATTTATCAACACAATCTTCCATCGCTCTGCTAACATATTCATCTTCAATCCCGTATAAATGCGTAGCCCAAAGATTAATAGCCGAATCGACTTGTTGTGTCGTATTGTAAATATTGGCCGTCTTCGCTGGGTAAGCTGTTTTCAAATAAGCGATTATCTTCTTGGCTCTCTCGTAACTTTCTCTCTTCATCTTCTCGGATGCTGTCGAGTAAGTATTGCGTTGCATCGAACTTTCCATTTTTTCCAATATATTTACTATCTTTTCCATGAGACGCTCCTTGTGATTTAACTTCAAAAAACCCTTGCCATCCATGAGCTATGCTTTGGTCTATCACTTGTATGATGTCTTGCCCTTCACTTCTCAGTTTATCCAATATCTTTATTGACTTCTTTTGAGCCAAGTCAGACATTGGTTTTTTAATCTGTTTACGATGCTGTTTAAATTCTTCCCATGTTTCGCTTGGTAGCCAATCAGGTAAAACGATGGGGTCTACCGCTAAAGCAACCTGTTTTTTAGGTTGCGCCTTTTGTATATCTTTATTATTTGTATTTATATCTTTTATATTTGTATTTGTAGGGGGCTGATAGCCACATCCTGATACAACAGGTTGTGGCATTTCACGGGTACCCGTATTTTCAGGGTAGTGGATAAGGTTGTCACACATAAATTTAGATCCATTTTTTATCACTATAATAACTTTGTCTATTTTTCCATCTTCGTGTCTTAACGTTTTGTGCTCTAATAGATTGTTTTTCTTTAAAGAGGATAAAGTTTTTTCAGTCTTGTCTTTTCCCCATTTAAACTTATTCATTATATATTTTTTGTTCACAGACCAATCTTTTGGCAGGCTCATAAGATGTGCCCACAAAGCTAAGGCATCAGCACTTTCGGTAAAATTTTGCAAAACATTATTTGGAAGTGAGGTATATGGAATGTGTTCTACTTCCCAAGATGATGAATCATATTTTTCAATGCTCATAATTTATCCTTTGATTTAAATTCGTAATCCCTTATCTTAGCATCACCAGCATCTCCATTTCTCATTAGTCTTCTTAAATGAGTAGGACAAAGTTGATGCTTTTTCGTGTAATATGGTCTGTCGCATCCTCTTAATTTACATTTCAACTTGTAGGTTTTTTTCATTTTCATCTCTTTACTAATATAGATAAATGTTTTAACATTATGGTACATCAATTTATCAAAAAAGGAAATATATTTATGACGATATCTTATAGTGTAAAATAAATGTTTAATTAAAGGAGAATCCTATGAATGAACACAATTATGTAAAACCTAAGATGGTCAAAGATCCACGTAATCCTATTGTTAAACCGCCATTAGACAATGAATGCTTGAACCACGAATCAGGCATGCATAGCAATGACCCTAATGTTGTATGTAATGAAAATGGTAAATTAGACCGTGGAAGAAGTTATTAAGTTGTGATATAGTGTTAATGAAATCCATGAAATTTTCTTTCCTATACATGATTCCCACCCCTGATACCACAGGGGTTCTTTTTATTCTTCTGGTCTTAAATCTTCAAGTGCAACTACAATATTCTTTAATTGCATTAATCTAATTATCTTATAGCATACGCGCAAAGATGGTTTTCTTTTTCCTGTTTCATAGTTGGACAATGTTGATTGCCTCATCGATAAAATCTTAGCAAATTCCTCCTGGCTTAATTCTAGATGATGTCTAATGTTTTTAAATATTACAGACGAGCTCATTTTAACTCCTCGATATGGCTATTTGAGATATAATATACGAAAATCATTTAAAATAATAGTGATAAAGGTATTGCATTGAATATTTCAATATGCCATAATACGTTTGTGTTTGACGGTAATTAACCGGTAACTAACGGTAATTAAGAAAAAAGGACATGGATATGAACGACATTACAACTAGAGAAGCTGTAGCAAGGGTTTTAGAAAGAATGGGTTTTAAAGAGTTAGCTAAAGATGCTAGAGATGAAAAAACTAATATCATAGGTTATATAAATTATATAAAGCATAAAAACAATAAGAGCACAGAGTTAAGAGATTTTATTGAATATTATCTATAGGAGATTGATATGCAGACATTAAAGGAAGCCAGAAAGTACGCATATGATTTAGTGGCAGATGGAAAGACGCAATATCACATGTTAGATGATTTTGAGAAATCATGTTTAACAGGATTAATTATAAATTCAACAGATAAAATACATATTTGGGAGTACATAACTGAAGCTGATTATAAAAATGAATTGCCAGTTATGTTGTCGGAGTGGTTGTGGACTGGAAGTAAAGATTTAGGTAATCACATATTAGAAACATTAAAAAATAATTCAGTTCTATATGCGTCTAAAGAATCAATAAGAATATTAGAAGAACAAGTTAAAGAATGGGAGTTAGATAAAAAATTAAATCACGAGTAATCTACAGCCACGGAGGGCTTATGAATTATTTTACTGACATTTTTTGGTTAATAATTGTATTTGGATTAGTTTATATATCATTAAGAATTGTAACGGGATTTTAGGAGATTTCATGAGCAATACAATTTTGATCATAGGAGAGTCCGGGAGTGGAAAAAGCACTTCCTTAAGAAATTTGAATCATGAAGAAACATTTCTAATAAATGTATTAGATAAACCATTACCTTTTCGAGGTTATAAGAAAAATTATATAAGAACGGCCACAAAAGAAAGAAAAGTTAATTATTTTGCTACAGACAATTACGATTCAATAATACGCGCATTACGTAAAATCAACGAGGAGAGGTTAGATATTAGAAATGTCATTATAGACGATTTCCAGTATGTCATGG